CGCTATGAGGACGGACGGGGACGCGATCTCCGACAAGCACTACTTGGCTTACGACGTGCCGGTGGCAGCGAACGACTCGACGACTTTGACTCTTGGGTTCACGATGGAGGCGACGGACGTGTTGTCGGTTGCGGCTTCTGGTACGGCTTCTGAGCTTTCGGTAAACGCTTTCGGTGCTGAAGTAACCGTCTAAGGGGGTAGCAACTAATGGCTGTTACTTCTATGGCAAACAGTTCCATAAGGGACTTCACTAAGTTCAATTCGATGCGTGCGCCTTTTTCGGCAAACCCTGTCAGTCTGACATATTTACTGATTGCCGGTGGTGGTGGCGGTGGAAACACCACAGGTGACCAGACTGGGCGCGGTGGTGGTGGTGCTGGTGGTTATCGAACAGATACTTTTTCTTTGGCTACTGGTACTTATGGGCTGACTGTTGGCGCTGGTGGTTCGTCTGGAGGCAAGGGTTCTGACTCGCGCTTCAACCTAATTGTCAGTGCTGGTGGTGGTGTTGGCGGTGGTACTACTTCTTCAATTGCTGGGAGTGGCGGTTCAGGTGGTGGCGCTCTCGGACTAAATGGGTATGTGGGTGGTTCTGGTAACACACCGGCTACTTCTCCCTCACAGGGCAACAATGGTGGAAACGGTGCTAACTACGGCGCTGGTGGCGGTGGTGGTGCTGGCGCTGTCGGTTCAAGTTCGAGCGGTAACACTGGTGTGGCTGGTGGTGCTGGTTCTAGTTCTAGCATTACGGGTTCGGCTGTGACTCGCGCCGGTGGTGGTGGTGGTGGTGGCTACGGGACTTCTGGTGGGGCTGGTGGAACTGGCGGTGGGGGTGCCGGCGGTTCTGGTGCGAACTCTCCTGGTTCACCTGGTACGGCTAACACTGGTGGCGGTGGCGGTGGTGCCGGTAGCGGTACTGGTTCAGGTCCGACTGCTGGTGGCGCTGGCGGTTCTGGTGTGATTATTCTTGCTGTTCCTAGTGTTACAACGGTGACATTCTCCGCCGGTGTTACACAAACAAGCGCGGTTGTAGGTTCTAATCGTGTCTACACTGTGACCGCTACTTCTACGACTGAGGAAACGGTGACTTTCTCGTGAGCCACTTTGCCAAGATTGACCCTGAAACTAACCTTGTGACCTTCGTCACTGTGGGCAGGCAGGAAGATGACGGTTTGGAAGCGGAACTGACCGCACGCACCGGCGATGTCTACAAGCAGACTTCTTACAACACCTATGGCGGTGTCCACTATGACCCTGAAACGGGGGAACCTAGTGATGACCAGTCAAAGGCACTCCGGTTCAACTACGCTGGTATAGGTTTCACCTACGATGAAGCTCGGGACGCGTTCATTCCGCCGAAACCGTTCGAGAGCTGGATCCTCGACGAGACAACTTGTCTGTGGGTCGCTCCGGTCCCCTATCCCGAGGACGGAGACTCTTACGCTTGGAACGAGGAGCTCGGAGATTGGGAGTTGATCTCAAGTGAGTGAACGGACTTGTCCTTGGACTTCTTGTCAACAATCCCACGAGTGTCCGGGAGGAGCTTGTGGGGTGGAGTGCTCTGGCCACTTCTGCGCCGAAGTGATTGTCTGAGAGATGAAGCTCTCTCAACCTTGGCCGGAGGGCTATTCGATCAACGCGGGATCCCCGTACGGGTGGCGGGTTCACCCGATAACGCGGAAAAAGAAGTTCCATCACGGCGTCGACGTGGCGCTCCCGGTCGGGACCGTTCTCACAGCTCCCGCTAACGGCGAGATCGTCCATCACGGGTCCGGAGCGTCCGGCGGCTACACGTTGATCGTTCGACACGCCGACAATCTCTTCACGGTCTACTATCATCTCGAGAAGCCGTCTCACTTGCCGAAGGGGACCAAGGTGAAGCGTGGGGATCCGATCGCTCGATCCGGGAACACCGGGGCGTCGACCGGCCCGCACCTCCATTGGGAAGTTCGACGCTCAAGAAAGTGGGGGGATACGGTTGATCCGGTCGGGTATCTTGGAAGAGAAGAGATTGTTGTGGAGCCCGCGGTGGATCCGAAACCCGTCGAGGAGATCAAAGTGGAAGAGCCGAAACCCGTCGAACCGGCCCGTCCTCGACCGAAGTGGCTCCCGTCCCGCGCTCGTCTTCGCGGGTTCAACTTGATACGGAGGTCGACGCGCTAATGGCTGAAGAATCGTCGACCCGGATCACTATGAAGGAGCTTTACCTACAGGTGCAAAAGATACAGAGTATGCTCGAGAAGTTGACGACTCAACTTCCGGGGATCTCGGACCAGCTTGAGGAGTTGGAGAAGGACGTCAAGGGCCGACTCGAGGACCACGAGCAACGTCTCCGGAAACTCGAAATGAGGGTTTGGCAAGCGATCGGCGTGTTGAGCTTCATCTTCGCTGTCGTCCCGTTGATCCTCGGAATGTTGCCGTGAGCAAGCCGTCGTGGAAGATCCGGCGGCGGGTTGTTTGGACGAGCGTCGGCGTTGGGATCCTCTTGATCGTCTCGGGGATCTTGGCCGTCTTTCAAGATAGAATGGGAGCCGGCGACCTAATTGCCGGAGGCGTTGCGTTGATGACGTTGATCGCTTCGGCTTACATTGGAGGCGCGGTCGCCGAGGACGTGCGTCTCTCGAGAATCGACGAAGGGGATCCCGATGGATAAGTGGAAGAAGTATTGGAGTTACGCTGGTGAGCGAGCTGTGAAGACTATCGCTCAGACAGCGCTCGCAACGATTGGTGTTGGTGCGGCGGGGATCCTCGAGGTGGATTGGTTGAACGTCGGATCGGTTGCGGCTTTGGCCGGAGTGATGTCGTTGTTGACGTCGGTCCTCCGTTACGACGTGAAGGGGAGCGAGTGAACGAAGAAGGATCGTCCGGCGAGTATTGGGTTCCGGTCGATCCGATGGAAGACTTGTTGTGTGAGTCGTGCCAGTGATAGGCTTGTGACTCTCTTCCCTTGATAAGAGAACGGCCGCCGGATCTCTCTCCCCGGCGGCCGTTCGCTTTCTTGGGTTGGGGCCGGGAAGGTTTCGACGGATCGGAAAGCCGCTCGCGGAGCCGGTTCGGACCGGAGTTCGATTCTCCGCCGTTCCACAAAACGAAACGGCCGCCGACTCAAGTCGACGACCGTCCCGGAGTTGACTCGTTAGGCGAGCCACTCGTACATTGTCTTCTTTGTGACTCCCGCTCTCTTCGCGATCGCGGGAACCGATCCTCCTCTCTCGTGTTCTCTCTTCGCTAACAGCTTGAGCTTGTCGTTGATCTTCTCGAGCTCGAGGAGAACTTGACGGCGCTCTTCGGCCCAATGTTCAATCGGGATCTCAATCGTCTCGATCGTCAAGAGTCAGACTTCCCGACGTATCGAGCGAAGATCTCCGAAGCGACGTACTTTCCGTCGACTTTCTTGGTCCCGCGAACGGTCGCCTCGAACGATCCGGCGGGTCGGAAGTGTTGGTTCCGGCCGCGCTTGATCCCTTCAGCTAGGTTCGTGGTCACGTCGGTGGCGATCAGGGCCCAACGTTCCGGGTTGAGCCGAAGATTCTCGGCGACTTCCCGGTATTCTTGGTCGTACTTGCTCTGACGTTTCCGCTCCTGCGGAGCCGGCGTTCTCCATTCAACGATTCTCACGTTCACTTTATCTCCTTCTTGATTATCTCGGCGGATCTTCCGTAGACGCTCCGGAGATTGTTCACCGTTGCGTCGGCGGCTTTCTCTGGACATATGGTCCGGAGAAGCTCCTTCTCTTGATCCCCGCGCTTCACGAGGATCTGCCACTCGCGTTCCGGGTGGCTGGCGTTGAGAGTTGTGCTCATTCTTCCCTCCTTCTCTCTTAGCTTTGGACGAGTCTAGTTGGAAACTCGAGGCCGTCAAGTTTAGGTCGAAACGCCGGCGGGTCGAGTTGGGTTGACTTGTCGGAGGTTAGGGCTAGACTCCCAACCGAAGACAACTCAAGGAGGGAGTCAACAATGGGTTACTTCAAGAACCTCGAGATCGAGGGACAAGTGGAAGAGCCGGATCGACCGGAGTGGACGCGGCGTCGACGTCGCGAGACGTTCCAACCGAGCCGACAGAGAATGACGATCGAGGTCCGGGACTTCTTTATGTTGCTCGGAATGGCGAGCGCGGGTTGGATCGCCGTTCTCGTTCTCGCTATGGCGTGGGCGGTGTCGCTATGACTAAGTGGTGGCTAGTGTTCGCGGCCGGCGCGATCTTCACGTTGACGCCGGGAATGGTGAACCCGCTCGCGGTCGTCAACGGATCAACTCTCGTGGGTCTTGCCTTGCTCGCTTGGGCGAGTGTCAAGATCGCGGGACAACCTAGAAAAGAAGGGAAAGGACAACGTGTTCACAATTAGAGAATCGGGAGAGAAGCTTCTCGTCGCTCCGACGGGGGATCCTTGGGCGATCGCCGGGGGAGATCTTTGGCTCGATCGCG